CGCCTTTGCCTATCAGTTTCATCTTGTTTATCCTTTAGTTAGTGACTATCAGTCAGGCCGCTATGAGTCTAACGACCTGTAGTTAATCACTCTCAGTTAGCGAAATAAGGAGCTGAGACGCTAGCTGTAGGACTCACGGTTATCTGCGAGTCTATCAGGTAGGTCTCGTTGTCTATACGCACAGTATCTACGCTGTAGTTGCTGAACTGCTTGCTTGAGACCTTGCGCACTACCACACGGTGACGCGCTCCTGTCATCTCTTTAAGCTGAATCCACGCATAACCTTTAGTGTTCATGAATACTTCATTGTGATTAGTGATTGTGCTTAAGTGTTTCATAGTGTCCATCCGTTAAGTTAGTGACTATCAGTCAGGGCCTTCAGGTGTAGACTCAAAGACCCTGTAGTTAGTCGCTATCGGCGCACATTAAGAGTTTATCCAGATTGTTAAAGAGCATTTGCGTTGGCTGTCGTCGCCGTGCTATCCCGTTTCAGTGTTGGGACTCACTGTCGTTTCGATGTGGTACAGCTTACAGCTTTTAAAGGAGGCTGTCAACCTGTTATTCTTTTATGCGGTGAGTGACCGAATTCGACTCACAGCTAGTGCCTTATCCTTGGCTGGTCACGGGCAGGTTTCTCGGTTCCTATCCCTACGCCATCTTGCTACGTGGTACATACTACTTTAAGTCGGTACTACTTGTCAACTACTTTCTGTCATCTGCCTGTTGTTCGTATGACTTATCAGGCTGTCTACTTAACCGGGATGACCCGGCGTCTTCACTATCCGGTTATTGCCGTGTCGTGTTGACGGAAGCTATTAAGCCATAGTCTAGACCTGTAGTCAATAGGTAATCTTAAATAATATTGATTGAGCTATCGTCGGCCCCATGGTGACTAAGAGGATATAGTCTTTGACTAACATGTCTTTGACCTTAAGTCTATAGCTTTGTGTCTATTAACTGTAGGTCTATGACTGTAGGCTGTGAGTGTCTTATGGTTGATACTGTAGGTTAGTGAGACTGTAGGTGTAGGACTTATGGTTGTTGAGACCTATGGCTATACAGATAGAGACTCAGAGACAGACCCATAGTCCCTACCTATCGTCCTTCCCTAAGCCATAGCCTCAACCTATCGTTGACCTGAAGTCTTGACCCTCGGTCCAACCTTATGATAGACTGGGTAGGGCCTTTGGTCTGGACTGAAAGAGGGCCTATGGGGGAGACTTGAGGTTCTTGAACTGTGAGATGTGGTCTCAAACTTTTGGTCCAAAACTCATCGAAGACTGTAGGTGGCAGCTACTGTAGGTCAAGGACCGTAGGTCAGGCGACACTAGGATAGACCAATAAGTAGGATGACCCTAAGTGAGCTTCTATTAAGGTGTTACCTAAAGTCCTTGACTACAGTAGCTAAGGTCAGTAGAGTGAGTCTTTATCCACGTACTGACCTTAGGTCTTCCGCTCATGAATCGTTACCATGATTGCGTTAATTACACTGAGAGACCAGAGAACATACGAGAGTCTCGACCCACCCGACCCACTGACTTCCAGCAGTAACGCCAGCAGCAAGTAGAACAGCAGCAAGAAACCTGTATGTAGCTCGATTGGTCGCCAGAGCTTTAAGTACAGCTTTGGTCTTTGCCATATGCTACATACCTCCTGTATCTATGGTCTTTACTATCTGTATTGGAGGGATTATGATTAATATCACCCTCCTTCCATCGGTGCAAGCCTTAGGTAAGAACTCGGAGTCTGCCTCCTAAGGTCTTGCATAAAGTCTGCATATGTATATTCACTACAGTAATACTATAAGTAACCGGGGGTCTTCCCTATAGTGATAGTTAAGTCCAAACTCCTTGTAAAACAGTAGGTTAGACTGGTAGTAACTATAGGTTACTAACCGCGTATTCATGCAGCTTTCACCTATAATTATTCATTCAGCTAGTGGAACGTAACGTATGACCCTAGTCCTAGCTCGTCGTCCTTATTGTGAGTTACCCGGACCCCATTGTCCCAGAACTCGGTGTGGATGGACTCGAAGCCTTTCCGTGGGTTCTCCATCTGTTCCTCCAGCCACTCCTCAGTGACTTCACGTTCGCCTTTGTTGGCATCCTTAGCCATCGACTCAACGAAGAACTGTACACCGATAGCCAGCGCATCAAGTCGGTCATCGTGTGCCAAGGCTCCACGTTCACGAGAGATACGGGTCATCTGATAGAAGAGAGAGTAGATAGGGTTACGCACACCATCCTTGTCAGAGGCTGTCTGGTAGTCTTGGACGATAGCAGCAGCGTTGACGATAAGTCGGTGAGACCCCATGATAGGCTCCAGAACGTCACAGATGCGGAGTTCTTTCTGACCCTTACTCTTCACTTCAGTTACAGCCGCAGGATGGATACGGGCCGCTACAGGCTTGAATAGCTCAAGGTACATACCATCACCGAAGTTACCCTCAATGACGTATTCGTTGACCTTCCACTTACGACCAATCTTAGCCAGGGCTTCCAGCGTAGAGTCTTCATAACCGCCACGCATACCACCCACTTCCATAGCGAAGATGTAGCCGTTGAGCTGATACAGTACCGCATAACCAGTTTCATCCTTACCACGACCACTAGGGTCAATGACCAGAATCTTCTGGGTGTACGAACTGAAGGCAGAACCTACAGTCTGATACGTGTGGTACGAGTCACCCATGAGTCCAACGTTAGGAACGTCCTCACGCTTGTTCTGAGGGTTCGGCAACCATTGGTAGACCATTGGGCTAGACGCTGGGTCCAAGTCTGCTACGATAAGGTCACGGAGCTTCAGAGGGTACTTCTCTGCATCACTCAGGTTAGGGTTAAGCATGAACTGTAGCGCGAAGCCAGCTTTACCATAAGATAGCTCACGTTCCTTAAGGTCCGTATCATCGAATCGTACTTCATCAGTAGGACGCCAGTAGAAGGACTCAGGGTCCTCTTCCAGTTCTGCCTGAAGCATAGGAGCCAGACGGTCGCCGTAAGACTGCCAGTCCTTCCTGTCGCGTGGATAACGAGCTGGCCAGATAGTAGTGGTATACCCACGACCTTCCAACTCACGGTACAGGGTCATCTCGTTCTGAGGAGTACCCAGATAAATGATTGTGCCTCCAGGCTTCAGGATAGCGTCGAACTCTTTCACAAGCTCTGACAGGCGGTCACGAGCAGCCTGAGTCGCGGAGTTGTTCGGAACCTCTACGTCATCGGCAATCAGGATGTCAGCACGACTACCAGTAAGCTGACCAGTGATACCAACAGACTTAACCGAAGGTGAGTGGTCTGGCTTTGCTGGCCCAACGTCGAAGCTAATAACCGCATCTCGCTGTCCCTGCTTAGGTTTGAGTTCCTGAAGCTGAGGCATGAGGTCGATGATTCGCTTGATGAATATGGAGTTAGCATCTGCTCGTTCCTTTGAGGCCGACACAATCATGAACTTCAAGTCTGGGTTGTTCCATAGTTTCCAGACCACGAATGCACACGTAATGAAGGACTTCCCGATACCACGGAACGCCTGTAGGATGAAACGCCTGTTGTCCCCAGCCGATAGTTTCTTCGCCATGTCAATCTGACAGCGAGTCGGGACTGGGAGTGACAAGGCTTTCCATAGGACGAACAGGAAGAACACGAAGTCCGCCTTCATACGGGCAGTCATTAGCGCCTGACGCGCCACTAAGTCTTTACTCAATGCTTCACCTCCTTATCTTGCTGCAATGCTCTCACAGTGTCCTGAAGGGCCTTAATCCACTTGTCTCCTTTCAGTCCGATGGAGATAAGACGTTTAGCATCTCGTTCGTCAAGTTCGGCGTAACCATCAATGACGCATCGACCGTCACTTTGCGTGGTTCCACTCGTTGGTTTGACTCGGATGCGCAACCGCTTATTGTCAGACTGAAGGTCAGCAATAATCCTATCAGTGCTGCCTTCCAGCGAGGACATTTCGTCCTGAAACCGTTTGGACACTTTGTTGATTTCAGCTTGGACAGCAAGCCTTGTATCTTCCGATGCCTTAAGATTCGAGGTGTATTCTGCATTAACCTTAGCCTCCCACTTATTGTTAGCGGTGTAGTAGCCACCAGCAAACATCACTGCTGCAAGTAACCACGGAGCCGCTCTCTTTAAAAATTCGAGCATAGTTGCCCTCCCGGTTTATCAGATTTCACGTAGAGTCGCCTCCACTAGTTAGTGTTAACCATAAAGGCCACTACATATAGTAATGACCTTGAGTCTAACACTTATTGAACACCATACCCGGTGTCATTATCCTCAGTCGCTGAAAGCACCTTATCGTACTCTGCGTTCAGGGCCTCCATATCAGCCAGCGTCTTCTCGTCCACAGACACCTTGCTTAACACAAAGTTGTGACGAGCAAGTAGCTTCTCAATGGCGTTGTAGAGCTGAGGTGAACGCTTAGAGTCATCCCGCAGGTCTTGCAGCATGAGTCGAGCACGTTCAGTATCAAGCATCAAGAGGAACTTCTCTAAGTCCATCTGCGTCATGTTTTACCACCTCCTTTAATCGTTTTGTAGACTAGCACACCAATCTGGACAACGGTGTACGCGATAGCTGCAACGTAGAACCATTCGTTCAGTGTAAGTCCGAAGAAGAACCGACTGGCACCATCAGCCGCAGCGGTCCCGACGATAGGAGAGGCTTTAAGGACCTCATTCTTGAAGTCTAACTCAATCATAAAACCTCCAGTTTAAAGCGGGTCGTCCGTGACCCAAAGTTGTTACCATACGTTGGTCAGCGTGTAGTTAGCCTCTACCTCCACAACCTTCGATTCAATACCCTTCTGATGATAAACAAACCATCCGAATCAGGGTTTCCTTTATATTGCAGATGTTACCGTTCCCGATATAGCTGCTTTTATAGCCGAAGTTGGGTTAGGTCTGATTTGAACAGTACCCCTGTTGCCAGATGCACCGATAAACACATCATAACCAGTTGAAGCATTAAAATCAGAGAATAGGCTTACAGGAGCGCTATTTTGTGCAACTGGTGCGGCTGACGATGTTCCATACCGCTTCAGTATGCCAGGTGTAACAGCAGAGGAATTACCATCCCTTCTGCATACAATATCCAAGTCAAACGTGTAACCATCAAACCCGAACTGTGTAGCATCTTGGAAAAACTTCATTACTTCAGCGGTAGAACCCCCAGCCGGAGCAACGTAATTGAAGCCAGAGAAAGTCATTCGGGTAAAACGGTCGTCTTGGATAACAGTATCAAATGTCTTATCAATCTTAAGACTACTAAGCCCATATACTCCGTTCAAGAGTATTGGGTTTTGGACGCGAGTGTTCATACTAATATCCAGCTTAGGGGCATTATATAAATCTATACGCTCCCCTACAGACCCAGAGCGATCGGTAATGTTAACAGCAATAGAAAAAGTGGTATCGTTTCCTTCAATTTTGATGGATGAGCGTTTATCCACATCAATTGTAATGGCTGGGGATGACTCGGCTGTTGACATTCCAGTGATCGTTAACGCTCGCACATACTTAGTGATATATATCTTCGCTTCTTCGCTATAGTTACCTGCCATATATGTTGCCTGACTGTCACCAATACGAATCTCGCCTGTTTCTATAGTTGCGTTAGTAACTGCATTAGCTATACATGGGACTTCCACAACAGACCCTGATGCGTAGGAATTAGTTAGTCCTTTATCCAGAGTAATAACATTACCATTGATAGAGGCTATACGTTTTGTTTCTACAAGAGGTGATCCAAAACCTAGTTCAAACAGTGTGTCAAAGGCTGCTGCATTCGCAACCGTTATAGTAGTGTCTCCAGCATTTGCCGCAACAGTTAAACTCGTGCGTCCACCCTCAATAGACACAGTACAACCTCTGCTTGCACCGCCAATATACCCTGTCACTTTGTTTGAGTTATTTCGGACGCGCATTCCATATTGTGTATGAGTACTCCCTGATGTTGCCCCTTGAGAGAAAGCGTCAAATTGTCCAACAAGGTGGAGGACATCATAGTTTGAGATTCTGTGGTTTATGGATTTATAGCCATATATTCCATATGGAGCTGTTGATACTGTACGACGAGCAGCGGACGCTGCCAAAGAGTCCACTTGGCCATTCACAGTAAAACCTTTAACTGTCTGGTGCCAGTGAAGCCGGTCACGCGTAGAATTGCGGGGGTCTATGCCTACGTGGTGCAGCGATATGTCAGAAGCAGATGATAAAATTATACTGTTATCACGCCCTGCCCCATCGAACGTAAAACCACGGCGGTCTACATCCAGGCGTATTGTGTCACTACACTGGAATGAGCCAGAAGGGAACACAAGCGTATGGACTACTGGATTGGCCCGTGCGACCCGACATGCCTCATCAACAGCTAATGGGTTATCCGCTGGGTTTGCACTACCATAACCAAACTCTGCAAAACACATCCTTTCTCTTACAATTAAGTTGGCATAAAAACCACCAGCTATTGGGATGGAGTATGTTGCATTATCTTGTGTTGTTGATATTAGCCAATCTGATTCAGATTTTATTCCATGTTTGTTTTTATATGTTTTTACAGTCATCCCTTCGCTGAATGCGGCACTCTCCCCTGATGGCAGAGTCCCAGACATTAACTCTGAAACACTATTAAATGCTATAGTTGTATTTTTATAGACCCATTGTCTCAAAGAAGCATCGCCAACGCTAACCCACGCCCCTAATCCGATTCCACCAGATGATTCAGGAGTTGAACCAGCAGGGACGTTCTTTGGAAACGTACCATCCCAGCGGTAATAAGCACCATCCTCTTCCCATAGCAGGACCTCGTTCCATGTTGTAACGTTGAAGCCTTTCTCGAAGGAGCGACGGGTAATATAACCAAGTAGACCAGCCGCCTTGATACCCGCAGCGATTTGTCGTGCTTCGTCCTCGCTATCCTTAGCGTTGCCCGCAGAGTCACCAGCAGCATCGGCATATTCCTTCGCTAAGTCAACAGTTTGGTCTCGACCTTCTTCTGCAATATGGATAGCCTGAAGCTCTGCATTGGTCAGGTCACTAGCTGTCAACACTGAGCCGTTCCTGAAGTCTACCACTAAGTCAGTTCCAGTCTGACGATGAATACGAACGATGTCGAAACCTGATTGGTCAATCAACATCTCAATCATCGTTGGGTTAAGGAATCGGTAATCTCGACCAACTTCCAGTACACGGTTCAGGGTAGGGTTAGAGCTATTCACCAGCGTAACAACAACAAACGTTCTGGCTAGGTAGTCGAACTCAATCCTGTACTGAGTGTTTCCTGAAGGGAATTGTGTAATCGTGGACATTATGCCTCCTGTTATGAATTAAAGGGAGACCTATGGTAGCGCCTCCCGTTTCCTATAGTGATAGTTTAGTCCTTGATGTGGATGCCTTGCTCCTCAAACGTTCCAAGTAATAGCTTCTGGGTAATTGGGTCGTTCGGAACCAGTTCACGGAACGTATTATACATCCCGGTCATGTAGTCACGTTCGTTGACACGAGTATCAGCCTTGAGGTAGCCAGCCAAGTTGTAAGCCGAAGCACCAACGTTAGCAGCATATCCGAAAGCTGGAACCTGCTCCAAGAAGTTACCAACAACATTCATCACAGGGTCACTTGTAGCCGCACCATATGTGATAGCACGTTCAGGCTTCTCTGTAGGTGAACGAGGTAGGATAGACGAGCGGAGCATCTTAGTGTCCTCATACCCAGCGATGCCACCCAGAATGTTAGCTACCCCAAGTGGGCCACCCAGATGTGAACTACGGGATAGAGCCGCATAACCAATCATCGTCGGGTCAAGAGCCTGCTTGAGGTAGTCACGGTCTCGACCATCCTGCATAGCGTAAGCCTTGACGTGCGCCTGAGCCATGTAGTAGATACCAGCCAGACCCATAGACATCACAGTGGACAGAGCAGCGTCCATCGCTCGGTTGTTCTTCGTAGCGTTATAGAAGGTTCGCATGGTACGTCCATTGATGGACTTGATGACGAAGTTCTTAAACTGAAGGACAGTCTTAGCGAGAGGACCATAAGCCTTGGCATCCATGTTAGACAGCTTATGAGGTCGTAGTAACGTTTCGTCAGCGATGGTGTCACCCATACGCCACAGGTCCATAGCCCTTGGGTCCTGACTGAACGCCTTCTTATCCTTGATGGTGTACTTCCCGTCTGGACCACGAGTCACTGACTCACGGATTAGGGACTTAATGCCCTTCCACTGCTCGTCAGAGATACCAGCGGTCTTCAGCCAGCGGTCATCGAACTTACGCTTACTGCCAGTCAGACTATGCTCCACGATGTCAGACAGGAAGCCTTGACGTCCAGCATCTAACAGGTAGTTTGTCGTACCGTTGAGGACTTTAGTGAACGGAGAGCGTACTGCAAGTTCACCAGTGTAATACTTGGCAGTCCCCAGAGCTGTAGCTGTACCACGACCTAGGTCACTGTAAGATCTCAGACGGTCAATGACATCCTGTTTAGACGGACGGATTGAGTCGTCTAGTTCCTTACCGAAGATAACATTGTGCAGGTCCTTAATCTCTGAGGCCCCGACCTTCTTGTTACGGAAGGCTAGGTCACGGAAAATCGGGACTCCATGCATCATTGCACGAACGTTACCACGAGCCAGCATACCGCCAATCTCCGTTAAGTTCTGAACACCCATGTAGGCATTCTTAGCGAAGAACGATAGGTCTGTCATTGTGCGCATCACGGTAGCGAAGGCCGCATCGTCAGCACCATCACGTCGAGCACGACCAGTGAGAATCTTCAAGGTGTCACGTAAGGTAGATACCTCACCTTTCAACTTTCCGTCATCACCAGCTTTGTTCATCAGGGTCTCAACCAAGTCCTTCATGTCCTTCGTGGTTTTGCCTGTACCAGCCATGATAGCAATATCGCCATTAACTCGACGGTTGTAGGCCGGGGCAATCTTGTCCATGTCCCACTCACGTAGACTATTTACGCTGAACTGCTTACCATTTGGCAAGGTGATTTCCATGTCATTATCGAACAGGTTGCGTGCCTCAAGGAAGCTATTGTTCTCCAGACCAACCAGACCGTTGATGTTCTCTTCCATTACGGATGAACGTTCGAACTGCTCTGTATGGGAGATACCATAAGCCTTATCATTAGCATACTTCTCTACCATATCCATAGTCACCTCTGGTGCTGCTTGAGATGCGTTACCAGATGTAGTTTCACCAGCAGTAGTGGCCTGACCGTCTACAGAAGTCTTCTGTCCTTTGGCAGCTGCCACAGCCGCCTCAGCTTCAGTTGTTGCTTTGGTGATTCTGTCTCGAACCTTATCAGCCTGTCCCTTCATGTAGTCGAGACGCTCGGTGTTAATACGGACGTGAGACTTCTGTGTCTCAATCATCTGCTTCCGACTCTCAATCTTAACAGGAATGGTCTTGCTCTTAGGTTTAGCGGCTAGCTTTTCTTCCAACTCCTTCAGCTTAGCTTCATGAGAAGCCAGTCGGTCCTTTGAGTTCTGGAGTTTCTTTTCACGGTCTGCGACTCGCTTCTCAGCGTTGGTAAGGACATCTTTGAGTTCCGCTACCTTATCAATTGCCTGTGTAGCTGCATCGTCCAGTTTCATCTGGTCACGGGCTGCTTCTACAGAAGAACGATGATTCGGTGCAGTACCTACAGTCTTACCTGCTGCTGGTTGAGATGCCCGTAACTGCTCTGCTAACATCTCGTCCACTCGCGCCTTGACTTCAGGCCTTGACGCGTAGCTTGTCAGCCAGGACTTCTTGATTGCCTCCTGTAATGCCTCTGGACTTCCAAGCTCCTTGATATAAAGCTGCTTCATCTGAGAGCTGTAGACTACAGGAACGTAGGTCCCCTTGAATCTACTACCCGGAAAGATAGACTGAGCATCTGTACGACCAAACATCGCTGGGTTCTCCATCATCTCGCGCTTTGCATCAAACTGGTTCTTCAGCAGGTCATAGACTTTCAGTTCCCCCGGAGTAAGTTCAGCCTTCAGGTTCCCACTACCATCTTCGATAGCCAAAGCCACGCGCTTATAAACATCCTCACGCAAAGCTGAGTTATCTCGCCAGAATGCTGTCTGGAAGTATGGGTCCTTGAGCGCCTCAGTAACAGCATCGTCGATGTCGTTGTAGAACCGATGGTCCACAGCACGAAGTCTCTCGAATACGTCTGACGCAGTGGTCCCGATTTTACCTGAGGCCCCAGACTGCATACCAGTCGGTGAACGCACTAAGTCAGCAGCTACTCCACGAATCTCAGGGTTCTCGGACCGAAGTAGCTTCAGGCCAATCTCGGTAAGTCCACCAAGGTTCACACCAGCAGCGGCACGTTCCGGCTCAATCACTTCGTCAAAGACTTGACGTGTCTTAGGGTTCAGAGGGTTCTCACCAATCAGGATTGAACCATCTTCAAGTCGTACACTACCCGGCTCGTTAGGAACGTCAGCGAACTTAACGCCTTGATGACTAAAAGTCTGCTCACCTTCCTGAATAGGGAGACGAGACAGGTCCTGACCATCAACGTTACGAGCGGTCTCACGAGCTTCCAGACGTGTAGCTGGGCCAGCGAACTCATTAGTGTTGCGACCTAAGGCTCTGCCTAACCCATCAGCGATAGCAGTCATACCACCACCGAAGAGAGCACCGCCAAGGATAGCTTCAGCCACATGAGCATCACCACCAGCCACTGAGGTACGGGCCATCTCAGACACACCAGCCAGTGCTCCAGATTGAGCAGCCACGGTGAACATCTTGTTGACCAGCTTACCGCCTTTACCAACCTGTCCAGCGATAGGAACGTATGTCAGAGGGTCTACACCAGCACCAATCACACCAGCAGCTAACTGAGCACCAGTCCCAGACTTGGCCTTCTCTTGGTCCAACTTCTGGTTCTCAAGAGCCAAGTTAATAAGCTCGGTCAGGTTCTGAGGAGACCCACCAGTAATGACTCCATAATACTGAGGCAGAACCCCAGCGTTACGAATCTGGTCCAGCTCCTCGCGAGTCCACTTATGGTTGTTCCATCTGGTAGGGTTAAACACATCTCCAATGACATCCAGTGAGTCCTCTGTCTGACCAGCGCGGATAGCCACGCCGACCATAGAGTTCTTCACTTCAGCTTCTGTAGCCGCACCGAAACCGAACCACGTAGAGCGGTCCTCTCGTTCCTGCATGGTCTCTCCAGTAGCCTTATAGAACATCTCACCGAACGATTCGTTGGGAGCTTCAGGTGCTTGACCCTCAATGTTCAGACCAGCAGCGGTCGGAAGGTTCTCACCCAGAGCTACTTTAGGTTTAGCCTTGAGTCCTTCCGTGAGTGCGTCAAATACATTAGCGCTTACTGGTGGAGTCTTTGGGCTGATACCGTTGAGTGCTCGTGTGACTCCCTGCTGATAAACTTCAGGATTGTACCGGGAGCCTGTCTCATGGAAGCTGATAGCTTGCACCAGAGAAGACAGGGTGTCCGGGTTCGATAGGTCGAGACTCTGGGTAGCTGGAATACCAGTTGCAGCCACCACTGAGTCAATATAAGCCTTAGTGTCGTTCTCGTTAGGAGGTGCCCATCGGTTGATAATCTTCTCGATGGAGTCATAGCCTTGGCGACCGTAGGACAGCAGGTTTTTACCTAAAGCTCGGACGCCAGACTCTGGACTATCAAAGATGACGAATGCACCATCATCTCCAGTCATTCCTTCCCATTGGTCCTTACTTACCCGGATATTACCCGGATTGTTATTGCGAATACCACGAGTCGCCATTATGTTACTCCTTACCGATTAGTACGTTTGCGATACCCTCCAGTGAGACGTCATTATACATCCCTCCGCGCTTCTCGATGTTGGCCTCTCGGTCAGCTCGACGTTTATCACCAGCAGCTTTAGTCCCGACGATACGCGCTCGCTTGTTAGCGTCACGTTCTGCCTGAGCATATGCGGCATCTTGTGCCTTCTGCTGTTGTTCGCGGTAGAGTTTACCTACAAGTTCCTTATCGTAGCGAATACGAATAGTACCTGTAGCGTCTTGGAGGAAGATAGAGCCGTTCTGTTCAACAACGGACAACTGAGAGTTCACTACCCAAGGGTTAGCCTTAATGAGCTGCTTACGGGCGGTGTCGATAATGTCTCGACCCACCTGCCACGACTCTGGGTTATCCCCGACCATAAGCTGGTGCTTGGACACCATGCCGATTGACTTACCGTCAGAACCTTCAGACTGGAACGTTACTGTGTTCTCATTCAGCCAGCGTTGAGTCTGCTGAGTTGCGGCGTCAGCGTTACCTGTACGATAGTACCATGAGTCCCAGACCTTACGAGCACTTGAGTCCAGAGACGTAGGAAGACGCGAAAGGTCCTTATTACGAGAGTCGTTCTTCAACTCCTGCCACGCCTTGTCTGACTCCATGCGCATCTCACGGCTTTGACTTGCAGCTTGCTTATCAGCTTCAATCATCGTCTGAGGGTCCAGACCCATCTTGTCCATCTGGTCGAACGTAGAGAACAACTGAGCTTGGTCAGGATACAGAGCAGCGAAACTCGAAGGGTCCTGAGTGTAGGCACGACGAAGAGATTCGAAGCGTTGCATCTTGTCTGGGTCGTACTGTCCACGGATGACCGCAGCTTGCCACTCACCAGCAGCGTCCTGAGTAAGCGTTTGGAAGGCATTACGGAACGGACCGTTGTTAGTGTCAGCTCTTAACAATGCAACCTTCTGGGCGTCCTTAGCAGCCTCAGGGATGTCCATCTGGTCAATCTGCTGTAGCTTAGCAGACGCATAGTTGTTCATGTCTGAACGCTTGAACTCTCCTGTAGCTTCAGAGACTGGAAGGTCCTCATAGTTGGTGGACACGTTGTCCCCTGCAAGACGTCGCTGATACACTTGGTCTATGACTAGCTGCTTGTTCTGGGCCTGGATTAACTTAGTGTTCTCCTTCGCCTGTTCAGCGGACTTACGCTTGACCGCTTCCAGTAAGCTAGCTTCGGCATTAATAAGCATCTGACGCTGAGGCGTGAGTTCTTCACCCGGCTGAAGCAGGTTGTTCTGCTCCTTGAGTTTCTGAATCTGGGCAAGACCGATGGTTGGGTCGTCCTGAAGAATCGCAGACTGAACTCCTAACGCTAAGTCCTCCTGATACTTAGCCACCAGCTTGTACTCAGTTCCTTGTGCCTCAACAATAGCAGCGTTGAAGACATCAGGTCCTACAATCTCTTCGACTGTAGCGTCCACACCGTTAAGTGTGATTCGCTCTCCTCGCACTTGCTGTAGGAAGTTTGAGCCGCCAGACTTCTGGATTGCGTCACGGACCGTCTGGGTAATTACCTCTCGTACTCGCTGGTCCGAAGGGATAGCAGCAGTCGTTAGTCCATCCCGAAGGTAGGCCATGAAGGTCTTTCCAGACTCAGGCGAACGCATCAGGTCCCCATCGTTAAGGAACGAGTTCATCTCAATACGAGTGTTCAACATTGCTGTCTCTTCAGACTGCTTGCTGAAATACTTATTGAAAGACCCATAGATAGCGATGTTGCGGTCTGTGATGTTATCGTTGAACCCGCGCTGGAAGAACTCATCGGTAGGGTTAATACCAGCCTCTTCAGCATAGGACTTAGCGGCGTCCTGAAGTCGCTGGTGGCGATACTCTTCCATGTCCTGACGTGTACGGAACTCACCGTTCTGAATCTTAACGTTAATCTCGTCGTCTACAGCAAAGGCAGCATTACGACCAGTCTTGACTCGTAGTGCTTCCATAGCGTAAGGGTCATCCTGATACAGCAATGTGCCGTTCTGGATAGCCTCACGTCTCTGCTGAGGTGTCAACTTACGGATAATCTCGTTAGACCGCTCGTCAGCTCTGGTCTTCTCATCGTCCTTGAACTGCTTGTACAATCCTGTCCCAGACTCAACGAAGTTAGTTAATGCACGAGCCAGCCCGGAGTCCCCAGTGGGAGCCTGAACGTTTGCTGCTTGATAGTTTACGGCGATAGTTTTACCAGGCGCTCTGCCACGACCCATAGTCCGATTAGCCAGAGCTGATTGAATATTACTAGCCATTAGTCCTCCTCTTATCTATGACCTGTCGGTGTGCCTTTAGCAGCACTAATTGGTGCAGCACCACCAGAGCCTGAAGTCCCAGACATTGACTTACCAGCGGCGTAACCTTGCATCCCTGCGGTAGCAACATTAAGTGCATGAGCCAGTGGGCTGGTCTTGATAATTTTACCCTGACCACGGATAGCAGACTTTGTGTTCTCAATGTTGGCGATACGGTTCCCGAAGATAGCCGCATAGTCGCGGTTGTAACTTTCGGTAATCCCTGCTCGCTCCTTGATTGTATCTCCTTCGACCTGACGTTCAATCCTGTCCATAGAGTTACCTTCCAGACCTGACTCAGCCACCGCAGCCCGGACCATACCCTGATTGCGGATACCGTTTAGAGTGGTCTCTGTCAATTCAGCCATCTGCTGCTCCTTCAGGTCTCGCTCCTGCATCTTCAGGTTTGCATCTGAGTAGTTCATCTGCTTAATCATCTCCTGAGCCTGTCGGTTCTGAGCATCAATAGCAGCGCCTTCAGCCTTAGCCTGTTGTGATGCGGACATAGTGGCCCCGGCTACAGACATTACGCCCATGCCGATTGAAATTGGTTCACACATACGTCCTCCTTAGAGATAGTGAATAATTGAAAACGCTCACCAGTTACCGGGCTGATAGTCCAATCATCATGGAACTTAGCCCCAAGCAACTTCAAGAATTTAATGTGAGACTTATTGCCTGACCACACGTAGTTCCAGATGGTCCCGTATTGGTCTAACATTAAGTCCCTGTACTCAGAGATACGCTTTATGAACTCTCGCTTCTCTTTAGGTCTCAGCTTATAGACAAGACCTGAAGTCAAGAACCATACGTTATCCCCTTGGTTTCCACCATAGGCAAACACTTCGCCTACACCGTTCGTTAAAACCACAGATGACGGAGATAGGTGCTTAAGCAGTCTTTCAGAGAGACCCACGGTTGACCCGTAGTTTGCTTTGCATTCATTAACATCATCTGCTGAAAGATGCCACAGAAAGTAGTGGACATCTGGTTCCGTAGCCTTGCGAATATACATAAAGTCTCCTTATAACTTTAAGGGCCTATAGTCCCTATAGTGATAGTTAAGGTAAATCTATAGGCCCTTCAATAAGTTAGACGGAACGAGCTTTCTTAGCGTATGACGCCTCCCAGCCACAGCCAACGATGGACACTGGGGTAGGATAATCTGACTCTAAGGTTAGACTCGTGGTTAATGCGTTACCATTCATAGCGAAGCGATACTGACCATCCCCACTGTTGGTAGTCCCGATGGTTTGCTGACCAATGGTGTACCCATTAAAGGTGTTCACGAACTCCCGCTCACCGTTTCTGACAATGAGTCTAAGAGCGCCAGTGTCCTTGTAGTTGACCCAAGCCCGACGAAGCTGTAGACGACCAGTGTCTTCAGACTGAGTGCCACTCTCGTCTTCAATCTTAATCAGGAACCGTGAGAACTTGTAGGACATCAGATAAGACCGTCCGATGAACACTGTACGTCCTGACCAATCTCCATTGAGTATAGCCACGGTTGAGATTTCGGTCAATTCACCAAGGTCCACGTAAGCACCCTTACTGTCAATAAGATAGTACCGACCGGGAGACGGAGCGTTTCCACCATAAGCAGAACCAATGTCAACCGTAGTCTTATAGGTGTCAGCGTTGTATGAGCCAATTGGTATTATCATAGACACCTTGGAGTCAACGTGGAGCCTATACGGCTCTAATGGAAAGTCAGTTGCCTCCTTGATGAACTTAAGGTGCTCAAGGTCCACGCCTCCTTGGTGCTGACGAACAATGAACATGGTAGAGCCAATCGACGAAGACGCCAGAATCTTATCAGCTTTAGGGAACTCCCAGTGCGACCAAGAGGCTTGAAGCTGTACGCCGTCCTTAAACAAGAACTTGTAGATGTAGATACGGTTGTATGCACCTGTAGAGTTGACGCAGATGTAGTTCTCAGTCCCTGTACCTTGAATATCAAACACCCCGTTAGGGATGTAGGACAGTACGTGGCCAGTGGTATCATCGGCATCCTTCACGTCAGACACATCTGCTACAGCGAAGTATCGCTTAATGCTGGTGAATGACCCACGAGGCGCTGAGAAGAAGACTGAGCGTCCTACAGCGAACGGTCTGGCATTGTCACCTAGGGCAAACTCTGAGCCTACATCAAGCTGGATAGACTTAGCGGTAAGTACCCCAGAGCTTGTCATCACGAACTGAACCTCATCCGACCAAAGTAGTAGCTGCTCGCTAAACGGAACGGCATACTTAAGGATTGAGATTCGAGGGTGACTTACAGCTACATCAATAGGGTCATCATCGCCCAGTGTCGCCACACTCTTAGGGAAGAACGCAAAGTAGCTGGCTGAACGGCTCATGATTACGTTCTCACCCGACAAGAACCCAAGTCTGTTCCTGTAGAAGAACACATCATTAATCGCAGCATCCACGAAGCTAGGCATAGGGTTTGTGTCATCGTTACCAGCACCACGCTTGGACCAATCCAGAGTCTTGAACTCAAAGGAGCCATCAGACTGTCTGACCAGAGCATGTGGCATTGTGGTGACATCGAACCCAGTAACAACTCCCGGCTCCACTGTCTCCTTCCACGTCTTAGTGTTGGAGTCATACATCACGTAATATTCATCGGCGCTACTGTTTGTCTCACCTTGAATCTTAATGATATACCCATTAGGAGCGGCAAGAGGTAGTTTAGAGATCGTCTGCACAGTGTCTAGGACTGGGCTTATTAGCTGGTTAGCGTAGCCATCCTCCGTCTCCACTGAGTTAATATCGGTCCCTGAAGGAGCTGTGATTAGCAGGAATCCAGACCCAAGGTCGAACGTGAAGTCAGGATAGGCCTGAACAAGAAGGTCTCTCAGAGCTGCACCAATGGCCTGAGCGTCCACCTTAGGTGGGTCATTCTCGGCATCATTACCTGCTGGTAGCTTATGCGAGACCTTAACGCCACCGTTGATTCCCACCTTAAGGGTTCGACCATACTGTCCACCACGCAGGTTAATTAAAGCTCGTGCTTTTCGGTTATAACCAGAGTGTGACTTCTCGCTTCCACCTTTGACGACAACCTTACGGTTAACGACGAACGTATAGTCTGCCACGGTAACGACACGGATGTCATCTCGTGGGTTGGAGGACTTAACGTAGTCTACCTCACCGGAAACTGAGTACTGATTACCGATCAAGTCAACTACCTGAATGTTGGACCCGTTGAACACGATGTAATACTGCTCCTGCTCATCACGGTTAATCAGGTGGAACTTAGGGTTGCTCCCAACGTCGATGTTAAGACGTCGCTTGAAGACTGTAGGTGGGCGCTTCTGGAGGCCATCACTCTCGGATGACCAGCAGTTAACCTGTGCCTCGCCTTGGTCTGAGAACCTCAGTATATCAGGCTGCTGGCTAATGCCACCTTTAAGATTTTTTATGCTTTGTGTGATAAGCGGCATGTGCCCTCCTTAAATCATACTCATTAGGACGTATCCCTCGGCGATGTCGCCAACGTCAGCAATGTGGACAACCTTACGTGCTACCTGTTGTCCAGTATACCCGTTGTCCCACTCATTCAGGATAAGCCAGTCGCCAACCTTAAAGTCCCGGTCGTTAAGTCTAAGCTCTGCTGTCTTTAGACCTAGCTGTACCGGACCAAAGTGCTGGCGGTGAATCTTCAGGTTGTGACTAGCCATTAGTCCCTCCCGATGTCAGACATCATGTTGTAGCGACCAGTGTCCATCTCGTACTCCATAACCTGCTGATAGAGTTCTGCTTCCTGCTCACGAAGGTATAGCTCTGACTCTGGGCTACCGAAGAACTTAGCGTTGAACTCACGGCTAGCTTTAGTGACGATGTAGTCCCTGAAGACCACAGGCATCTCGGAGAATGGCTTCATCTCCACAAGCTCTACCGTGATAGGGTCGGTGAAAGTGGTTGACTGAGTGGACAGGTCGTACAGGTATCCACCCATGTTGCTGTAGTAGCTGGTGGCCCCAGCGGTCATTACACGAAGGTATGACGGCAAGAATCGAATCCTATTGTCTTGGACATCAGGTGTCAGGACAGCAGCTTCGTTGATGTTAAAGTTCCAGCCTTTAGCTTGGACCTGACGATTGACACGATGCAGGATACGTTGAGCGTTCGAGACGTCAGCGTTCCCCTCGTCAAGCTGTAGGACTGCTGGTTCACCGATAGCAGCTAACATATCGTTGATGGCGTCTAAGTCATCGTTAGCATTCAGTGGAATGTATTGAGCCATAAGTCTCCTCTCACTTTAAGCAAAAAACCCCTCAAGCACCCGAAGGCACCCAAGGGGTTTCAATTAGTTGTTGGACTCAGCCAGTTTAGCGGCCCTGTTCGCAGCACGAGTACGCGCAGCTTTCTGTTGGGGAGTTAGAGTCTCCTCTTCAGGTGCAGCCGCTACTGTAGCGACGTTAGGTTGGCTAAAGGTGCTTACGCCGCTGGGCTGAAAACCAGTGCGCCAGCCGCTTCAGGACGCAGACCACCGTGACCCATAGCGTACTTACCAACAATAAGGTCACCCTGAGCATCGACGTCACGGTCACGTTCCAGCGCCAAGTCACGCAGCTTCACAGTACCCACAGCAGAACGGTGAGAGAACAGGCCCACAACGTTATCCATAGCAACTTTAACGTCGCCAGTAGCAGTTGCCGGGAATGCGTGTTTCTGACCGGAAGCGATAGAGATACCATCAGCACCACGGGTCTCACCAGCACCACCCTGTACCAGATGCGGAACTTCAACAACAACGAAGCCCATCACGTTACGGATGTTACCAGTCTCTGGGTCAATCAGCGCAGCATAGTTAGCAGCGTTCGGCATCAGAGCAGCGAGGATTGCAGAGTAGTTGTCAGGCGTGGTGTAGAAGTAACGGTCGCCAGCAGGAACGTAGTTGGAGGTCAGCTTCGCACGAGCAATGGTCAGTTGACCGATGATTGCTTCGCCCAGTTTAGCCGGGGTGTCGAGGTCAGCTTTCTTACCAACTTCCAGTACTGACGCAGTACCCAGACCAGCGATGTTCTCGTTGGATGCAGCTGGGAGGTTACACAGGATAGCCATTTCAGCCAGAACCGCGCCATCAGCAGCGATAGCCAGAGCTTCACCCAACTGGTTGGAGTACTCGCCAGCCACGTCATAGTGGTTCATCGCGTCTTCAATGTCGAAAATCATCACATCGGCAGTCAGCAGACCATCAATGGTAATCACTTTCTCGGTATGTTTGATACCTTTACGCTTATCGGACAGTCGCTCACCCGGAGCCAGATACACACCAGATGTGCGACCCATGACCGGGAACTGAGCAGACTTACCGTTCTGAATGGTACGGACAATATGCTTGTCAGCAGTTACAGAGCGGCGAGTGAATGCGGTCAGGACTTCACCAGCAAATACCTTCAGGAACAACGCCAGAGCGTCGGAACCAGATTTGCCTTTACCTTGGTCTGTACCAATTTTCTGACCCGGAACGTTTGCCATATGATAATTCTCCTATTCAATTGAAAGATAAAGTTTATTACTTACTGTATGCCCAATCCGTATGGACTGAAGTAATAGGGAAACCTTGAGTCTTTCTCTTGGTCTCCCTATAGTGATAGTTTAGTCCTACAGGCTGGAGGCAGCTACCTTAGAGCGAACTTCCATCGTGTACTTAGCGTCACGCAGGTATCGCGGGTCACTCATAGCCTTAATCATGTCAGCCTTGGAGCTGAATGCTTCGGTCTGAGGAGCCTTAGGTGCGACCACAGGTTTAGCCTGAGCTGTGATGGTACGCTGAGGTTTAACACCCACAGCTTTACCCAGAGTCTTTCCAGCCAGATTCAGCAGAGCTTTGGTAGTAGCAATGTCCTTACGAACGATAGCAGCTTCCAGTGCCTCACGAGTTGACGGGTCGTTGGACTCAAGGTGTGACAGGATGCGATTAAACTGTTCAGCACCACCAGCGTAGCGAACCACACCAGCAGCATACTGTTCAGCCAGAGCTTCCTGACCACGAACAAACGAATCTACGAAACGCTTGGTGTAACCTGCTTCCTGCAACTTAGCGTAGGATGCGTCAGACAGCTTACCGTCCTTGGCGTATTCAGCCTTGATAGCGGTAATTTCATCAGCAGTGACCTTGCCAGCTTCTACAGCAGAAGACACCATGTCGTCGAATGCAGCTTCGTTTTCATCCAGAGCGGTGACACTTTCAGTCAGCTCTTTCGGTGCATCGCCCAGTTCGATGAACTCAGGCTGCTCACCATCGGTCTCAGACTCTTCGTCATCTGACTCGTGGTCTTCTTCACCTTCAGTCTCTTCGACGTTCTCGTCTTCTTCGGTCGCCTCTTCGTTTTCGGCTTCCAGTTGCTTGAAGGTAATAGCGTCATCGCCATCACGAACAGCTACGTCCTGTTCAAGCATAGACTTCTGGTGTTCGTTCAGGTCCTCAACGGAACCAGTGATTGCATTAGAGCTAACGCCGAACTCGGCATAAACTGATTGAGACATTGAGTCATTCTCCTTTAAGTCGTTAATAGGTAAACACCTACTTGCAGTGTGGGACTAACGGCTACCATATGGTCGGCTTAGTCGCTCTTACTTTCGGTGTTCCTATAGTGATAGTTTAGGCTTGAGCCATGTCCTCACCAGCTCCCTGACCTACAGCAGCACCCATGTTAGCACCAGCAGCAGACGCACCGTTGACCACAGCTCCTTGAGCGGATTGTTCAGCAATACGTTGCATCTTCTCGTCCTGAGTCAGAAGCAGACCAGCGGTGTCAATGCCTAAGGCATTCAGCAGTCGCAGCTTCAGGGTCGGCAAGTTAATGTCTGGGTCCTGTTGCAGAGGCTGTAGCCCGGTCATCATGTTGACTGCCTGAGTTAGCTTCTCCAAGTCCTGACCACGTCCCAGAGCTTCCAGACCAGTGGAGACAGTAGGCTCTACCGCTTCTTTCGGAAGGTCAGGAATCATGCCAGCAGACTGAAGCTGGTTCATCAGCACACGGACGATAGGTAACTGAAGCTCTTGTGATTGTACTGAGTACACGCCACCTAAGGTCGCCTCCAGTTCGCCAGCAACATAACGAATCTCTTCAGCAGTCACTCGCTCAGCATTACGCTGAACAGCACTATTAAGAAGGAAGGCCCAGCCTAAACGTTGCTCGATAGCGTCAGCCACCGACTTGGCAATCGTAAAGTCCTGACCTTTCGTCAGTTGCAGGAAGTTGATGTCCTCAACGCGACCAGCCACGAACTCACCTGTAGCCGCCTTATTCAGACGACGAGGTTGCGTGATACCGTTCGGGTTGACGAGGCCCACCACCTTGGAGGCTACCTTAGCCATTTTGGTGATAGCTTCTGTAATCGTCTCCAGCGAGTTCAGGTCTCCCAGATACTCCTCGCAATAAGAACGACCATAGTCTTCACCGTCCAGTCGAACCATTCGTACCGGGATGTACGGACATGCAGTCAGTGGGTAAGAACCCTCGGTCCCTGCCACCTCAATGCCTTCCACTTCCTCGTAGCGCAGATACTCGTCGTCCTGACGGTAAATGTGCGTATACACTTCCAGCTCGGTGTCAGGCTCATAGTCGTCTGCGTTGAGTTGTGACTTCACGTCTTCAGGTAGAGCACTAAACGCTACCTTGTCGAGAGTCACAATCTGCAAGATGTTACCGAAAGCATCACGTTGAACAACGTAGGACACTAAGCGGTACATTCGCATAGGACTGTAGGTTCCCTGTTCAGGCTCTGGAATGTAGAGCAGACAGTTACCGGAGACGATAAGCTGCTTCAGAGCTTCGAACAATGGCACACGGAAACTGTTAGTCTCCATGTAGGCCATCAACACACGCTCGACCATAGCAAGCCCCTCGTCAACACGAGCAGCAGCCTCTGAGTCCTGACTCAAGGTCTTGGCCTCATATTCTGAGACTGTCAGTCGCATCCACGGTGACTGAGGGAATAATGCCAACATCAGCTTTGCAGCCAAGTTGTTCAAACAGCGAGCACCCACAGCTTGCCACGGCGTCACGTATTCCGTAGACGAGTTGTCGGACTCCTTAGGAAACAGTGACGGGATAGTGACAGCAGCACAGTTCTGAGCGCGTGTCTCATATGGCTGTCTACCGTTCTTCAGTCTATCATAAACTGCCTTCGCGCCTTCAGCAGCAAATCCTTCACGTTCAGCCATCTACGTGCCTCCATGTTTTACCTGTTAATACGTCAGACAGCGTTCTCCTAGCTACTCCCGGATATGCAGAGGTAAGCTCTGTCGCTGTTAGCCCTGACTTTCGTATGGACTTAACATCTTCGGCTGTTAGCTTTGAGTTGTAATGGCTGTCACTATGTGGAGCGTTCTTTCTACCTTTGGAAACACAGTCTACCATGTTATCGCTATAAGTACCAACGCTCAGGTGTTCGGGATTGACGCATAGTCTATTGTCGCAGGAATGCATCACCACTAGACCTTCTGGTATGGGACCTTTGTGTTTTAGGTAGGACACTACATGCGCTCCCCGCAGCTTACCTGCATACCACTTCAGGCCATATCCAGCATTATTTACGCAGCCCTTATGCAGTATGCAGTCTGTCATATAGAAATACCGCCACCAGAGGTGCGAGAGACCTGAAGGCTACGCTTACCGGAACGCTTCACTTTCTTCTCGTCAGATGCGGTTGTTTCAGTATCCACATCCTCCACTTTGTCGTTCGGTACTTCCACTGGTGCTGCTGGGGTCTGAGCCTCAACAACCTTAGGTGCATCGTCAGCTCCAAGACCAACGGTCCCTAGCGTACTTTTCACCACTTTCTTGAAAGCCTTACTGATTGATTTACCCACGGTTAATCTCCTTAGTTGTTACGATATCTACCGACCCAGAAACATGCTTGACACGAGAATACCAGCCAAGACCCCAACGCTTGCACTCTTCGTTTACGATGTGCCTGACAGTCTCAAGAACCTTGCGGGAGGACTGCGAGTCACGACGAATAGCGACGATTGAAAGGTCAAGACCGGGAGTCGGTCTGTGCCAAGATGCGGTAGCCAGCATGTAGAGATACGCTACTGGTTGACCTGAGACATCGTAGATTGTGTACTCTTCACCATCGAACTCGTCAGCCATACGGTAAGTATGAGCCTTGAAGTCCTCGAATGACTTGAAGTTAGACTGCCCGTCTTCCCAGAGGCGACAAGCGCACATGTGGCGACCTTCGCGTGAGTTGAGATATGGTAGCATTGTCTTACCCCATGTTTACGCCAGAGGCTCGCATAGCGCGACTCACTGACGATTTATCTTTAGGTGCAGACTCCTTCTTGACCTTCAGGTCTTTGATACCTTTGGTCTCGTTGGTGTCCACATCAGATTCAGCCCCGATGTCAACTGACGCAACTTCCTCACTCAGAGGTGCTGGTTCAGGTGCTTGGACCGAAGGCTTCGGAGTGCTAATCTTTGGACTGAAACACATAGTCCCTCCTACAGTTAATCGAACTGAACGGTATCTTTCAGCTCACGACGCATAGCAATCGCAGAGTCGAGAGTGTCAGAGCAATACTGGAGACCCTTGATGAACCCTGCAATGAACGCATCGCTGTAGCCTTGCTGCTTGAGGAGACTAATAGCTCCCATCTTCTCAGCGTAGCTTGCGTTGAACAATACGTGCAGGAACTGGATGGCAGACTGGGAGATGTTAGGGACATCAGGTCTTTCTTCCTGTAACTGCTTAACAACGTTTTCAATAGCATTAATTGCCATCTTGAATCTCCTCTTTAAGTTAAGACTAAAGTCTATCTTATAGTCATATCTTAGGGCCTAAAGTCCCTATAGTGATAGTTTAGTGTTTCACCTATGGATGACTGTTGGATTGATAGGATATGACTATCGGCTAGACTCAGTGTTTAGGACGGTTGTTCGACCCGAACCACTTGTACATGCAGTAAAGGGCCAGAAGTCCAGCCCAGTAGATTACATGGATGGTGTCCACAGGATGACCTCCTTGGACTTAGGGTCATAGTCGGAGGCTCGACAAATACGAGCGACATGAGCTTGGACCAGAAGTTCCTCCTCGGTCATCCCAGCTTTAGCAGCCAGAGTCACCATGCAGTCCCACAGCGTCATGTCTTCACGCTTCGGATACTTCTTCCACTCAGTCTTAATCTGGCCTTTGTTCTTACCAGTCTTAAGCTCTCGGCTCTCCTGCACGAAGTAGTACGGCTCATCAAGGAATGCACGAGTGGTGTCCTCACCCATCCCCGGAATACCGCCGTAGCCATCTGTAGTGTCACCCTTGATGGTTTGCTCCATGTGCCAGTAGTCTGCCTCGGCAGTCGTATGACTCAGGATTTCGCCAGTGGTCAACCAGTAGAACTCACAGTTCGGGATGGTCTTGAAGTCCTTGTCACAGGACACCAGCACCGCATGGTCACACCCGACAATCTGAGGTCGGGTCCCGATGATACCCATACAGTCATCACCTTCAAGCGTAGGACGTAGGAAGCTGTTGAACCGTGGGTCAGCCATCACTTCTGCTACGAACTTCTTGTAACCTACAGGCTTGCGAGAACCTTTACGGTTGGCCTTATAGGTAGGCAGAACGTCCTTACGCCAGTTGTTATCGTCAGTAAAGCACATAACAATCTTAGCGTCTTTCCACGCCTTTCGCTTCTTAACGATTTCAGCGATGGTGTTCTCAAGGATACGACGAGCCTTCTCATGGTCGCAGATAAGGGTCCAGATGTCATCACCCCAGTCTGTCTCGTCCTCGGCAGCAGCCATAGAAGAGAAGACCAGATAGTCACCATCCAGAACCAGAGCTATTTTCTTTTCGCTCACAGGCAGCCTCCGTGTTGGTTCAGGAACTTGGTGCCAGCAGCGGTAATCTCCCACGCACCGTTGTTACGCCCATCCATAGACAGACAGCTTAGATGTCCACGACTCGCAGCCTCAGCCACAAGTGCAGCGTTGTTGCGCACATAGTTGGACTGGAAGGTCTTCGGGCCGGACTTAAGGGCCGCTAGGACCCGTAAGTATTCACTCATTGCTTGAACTCCACTCGGAAGTCTCCGAAGCTGGGTTTGTCAGCGTAACTACTCAGGTCTTCTTTCAGGCCATCAACAATGCCTTTCTTAATGACAAGCTCTACCACAGCTTCCAGACCCTCTGTAGCACCTACCTCTACCATCTTACGCTCTAAGCCAGTGGTATTCTCTCCGTTCAGAACCTTACGGCTCAGCTTACAAAGAGACTTCTTGAAATGATCCACGTCTTCGGTGGACAGTACAGCACCCAGCGAGAACGAAACTCGCATACGTTTGGTCATAGCCATTAGTGACACTCCTTCCAAGTTGGTCCAATCTTACCTTCGGTATCAAGGACACATTTAAAGTTATAGAACTCACCCACCTTACGCATAGCAAGTTGAGCAATCTTGACGACTTCTTCGGCAATCTCCTGAGTACGACACGCAATCTGCAATTCGTCGTGGACCCATGCCATGTACGCAAAGTCACCTTCCCAGCCGTGAACATACCCGGCCTCTTCGAGCATACGTTCAGTCTCAACAATCCAGTGCTTACAGACTACCGCGCCATCTCCTTGAAGTAAGGCGTTAAGTGCTGAGTGCGGCGACCGGATGTGGATACGGCGACCATCAAGTCCACGCAACCAACGGCGTTTCCACTTGACGATGTTCTCTCCGTCCACCCACTTAGAGTCTGAGATTAACGTATTACTCACAGCTTCCCTGAGGTCCTTGATGGCTGGTGTACCCTCAATGAATTTCTTCATGAGAGCTGAACCTTCCTTCTTACCACCGCCGACTATCAGTCCAATCTTAGCTGCTCCTGCACCATACAGGAACGCATAGATGAACGTCTTAGCGTTGTTACGGAAAGCCTCATGATCGTGGTTCGATTTATCGCGTGGGACGTTAGGTGCTAACCCAGCGTTGACTGCGTTGGCCCAGTGGATGTCACCTTCGACCACAGTCTTCGCATAGGCACCACCATCAAACGGAGCTGCTCGGTTCCCCAGACAACGAAGCTCAAGACCTGAGGCATCCACACCCACTTGAATCCAAGGGTCTGGCTTACCATCCGTCTTGTTCCAAGCTGCACCGAAAGCACCACGGCAAGTCTCACCATATGGAGCACCGTTAGCCGGGACCTGAGCCATGTTTGGTGAACTGTGAGTCGCACGTCCGGTTACTGCCCCGCATGGGTTGATTGAACCATGCATACGTCCGTCTGGACCTACAAGTTTCAACCATGCGTTCTTACCTTCAGCAGCCTGCCCGATTCTCTTCTGGACTACAAGATACTCACGGACCAGCTCTACGCAAGCCTGAGCCTCTGCGTCTGGTAACTTAACGTGTTCTAACGTCTCGTCATCGACTACAGGTTTCCCGGTGTCAGTGAAGTCCACAGGCTCCCAGCCACGCTCCATCAAGACTTTCGCTAAGTGGTCTCCGCTTCCCGGATTAAACTCAACGTAAGTGATAGGTGTGAACGGTGCTCCCTCCATCGTGTCTCGCGTATCGCGCTCACAAGGTTCAAGACCTAAGCGTTGAGCTTTGTTCTTAGGCTTCTTAAAGATGCCACCAACCTTAGGATACACGACTCGCGGATACTTCGGAAGGTCCTTGCCTGTCCTGGGGTGCTTGAAGAACTCCTTGCCTCCCTTTGGTGCGTACCAGCTACCGAAAGTCGAACGCAGCTTGTCTAGCAGCTCTGCACGTTTGACGGTTAGTTCACGATATAAGCCTTCGACCATCTCGGTGTTCATCGGATAGCCGTTACGTTCCATCTTCGCACAGGTCCACGCAGCATCATGTTCCAGCCGCAACGCATAAATCTGGTCGAAAGCGAACTGTTCAGACTGGAAGTAATACTTGTCAGTCAGGAACTTCTTGAACAACGCCAGCGTGACCACAACGTCTTGAACGTTATAGTCCAGCATCTCCTGAGACGGGAACAACCATTCGTCCCCAGCCTTATATTCGATACCTTCAGCCTTGCACTTGGCAACGTAATCGTGTTTGTACTCACCTTTCATCTCACCAAGACGATAACCCCAAGCCTCAAGAGACTGACGTCCCATCATATTAGGTGGCAGACGACCAGCTTTCACCGCGCCCATGTCTGAGAACTTAATGTTTGGATACATCAAGCGGCCCAGCACCAAGGTATCAATCATCTTGTGTTTCGGGAAGTTAAAGCGTTTCCCAAAGTACAGACGCTTCAGCTTGTCTATAGCCGGGACGTCATAGTTGATACCGTTATGGAAGACAAGCATACCATCAGGTGATGCGGCAATCTCTTCCACTTTATGCACATACTCTTTGAAGCCACCGACGATACCGACCATCGGAGCTACCCCATACTTAAGGGTCTCATTCGACTCGGCGTTAATCAGGACCCCACAGTGGAACTGGGAGACTGTATCAAGGAGACCGTTGGTCTCGATGTCAGAACCCCAGATACTCTTAAGGTCAAACATGGTTAATCCTCCGTTTAGTCTAATCATAAAGGCCACTCGCTGTGAATGACCTTGAGTCTAGACCTAGAAGTCTGTACGTAAGAAGTGGTACATGAACTTACGGTTAGCCTTCTTCCATGCCTTAGAGTCGAACCTTTGGTCTCCCAGAATGTTGGACAGGCAGGTTGCTTCCTCGCTCCACCATTTGTACATGAACCGATGGTAGCGAGCTTTAAGTTTCTTTAACACTAACGGTCCTCCATAAAATTCTTATAATCAGCTATATCACGCCTAGAAGTCCGTATCCTCCCACGAGCCGCTATCCTCTTCTCCGCTGCTGCCAGTGAAGCTAATCGGTTCAAGCCATCCTGTCGTTTTGTTGTACTCAAGGTGTCCAGCCACCCCAGTATCACCTGTAAAGCGACACTTGAGTAGACGAAGCTGAACAATGTTAGGAGTATCACCTTGCTGGTTACGTTCAAGTGCGATGATAGTATCAGACAGTTGGCGTAGAGCACCAGAGCCACGTAGGTCAGTGATTGAAACAGGTCGTCCTTCTTCATGCGATTTACCTTTCTCTGGGTTCTTTAGGTGACATATGACCACGACAACCACACCCTTAGTCTTCGCAAACTTCTTGAGACGGGTCATGATGCGGTCAATGGTCTTACGTTCGTCTGAGTTATCTTCCATGCCAGACACAACGATTGAGATGTGGTCCAGCAGTATGACGTCACAGTCGAGACCATCCACCATGTATGCTAACTTAGCGAACAAGGTGTCTTCCTCTGACTCTGCGAATGAATCGTACAGGTGGAACTTATCGTCTCCGAACAGCTTGTCATACCATTCGTCGAACCGACCATCCTCTAAGATGGCTTGCTTAAGTTCCTTGCTCTGACGTAGACGGACGTTATTGTCCAGACCCATAAGGTCCTGAACTGTTTCCTCTACTGCCTCCTCCAGCATCGCCATGCCTACACGCTTGCCTCCTCTGCCCCACTCTAAGAGGAGCTGACGGACGAAGGTAGACTTACCCATGCCTGACCCTGAAGTCACCATGATAAGCTCACCAGCTCGCGCACCAAGGGTCATCGCGTTGAGTGTTGTGCAGGACGAGAACATGAGACCTTCAGTCTCTGCCTTAAGCATGGCCTCCCGTGTGCGGTCCTTCAGACTTGCCGCTGATACCACTCCAGCCGGGACGAAAGGTTTAGCGTTCCAGATAGCATCGGTGATGGCCTTGAAGTCCTTGGCCTGAAGTGCAGCGTTGGCGTCTTTATATCCGTTGATGAACGCAACCTTAACCCGACCTGCTGGTAGGACTGGTGCTGCATCCTCAATGGCCTGACGACCCGGTTCATCCATGTCAAACATCAAGATTATCTCTTCGAACTGGTCGAGATACTCAAGGTTCGCAGCCATCGCTTTCTTAGCAGACTTGGAGCCTAACGGAAGAGAGACCACAGGATACTTCCCGTCCTGTACCTGAGCCACAGACAGAGCGTCTATCTCTCCCTCGGTGATGACTATCTTCTTACCACCGTTCCAGAGCTGAGAGCCGAACAACATGTCAGACTTGACGCTACCGATAGCCGTGAAGTTCTTCTCAGCGTCTCGGACTTTCTGCCCTACCTTGGTCCCGGACCTGTCGTAATAATCAGCGACCTGAACCATCTTGCCACCCATGTTACCCACCCAGTAGCTGTACTTCTTGCATATCTCCATGCTGAGACTACGGGCTGGTAGTGGGACATATCGTCCAGCGTTCTCACCGAACGTTAACAGATTGCTCACTTGCTTTCTACCTCCTGAGGGTGTGTATCCCTCGGTCAACTCCATGTCTCCTTTCTTCCATGCGACTGAAGGGTCACAGGCGAAGCAGTACATGTGCCCATCTGAGTAAACACCATTGGCATCAGAGGACCCACAGTCTGGACACTGGGTGTGATACAGAAAGACACTCTCGTCGTCTTGGTCATCGTATGACATTGGTCACTCCTTAGTGGCGTCTCCACGGGGATTCGAACCCTAATCGCAATAGGCCATCACGACCCGCCGCTCTACCGTTTGAGCTATGGAGACATTTCTTAATCACAAATGCGAACAAAGGGACAGGACTCACGGTCCCATCCCTAAGGTGATAGTTTAGGCTTTGAAGAACTGGGCCAACTGGTCAGCTTTGGTGTCAGCTTGACGTGCCTTCATGCCAGCTTCCAGTGACGCAATGGTCAGCTTGTCAGCCAGAGCAGCAGCCTCAGCCGCACCGTCAGCAGTCTTCTTTTCTACCTTTCGTTCCAGTACCGCAGCACGACGATAACCACGCACCACCAGACGACCAAGAAATTCGATAAGTTTAATCACTGAGTTGTTCTCCTTTAGAGTTTATTAACCACGGTCGGAAGTGACCAGTTCGTTGGTAGTCAACCAGCGTTGCAAGTCGAAACTTGGACACGCCTTAGGTGCTACGTCATGGTGTGCTTTGATTTCTGCCTGAGGATACAGGGCCTTCAGGTCAGCCAGCTTGTTGCGCAGGGAGTCCATCTGGGCTGGAGTGAAGTTAGCTTCAAACTTGCCCTTAGCGTCAATTCCACCTACAAGGCAGACGCCTACGGACTTGGAGTTCCAGTCCTTAACGTGTGACCCTACGACATTGACCGGGCGACCCTCTTCCACAGTGCCATCGCGCTTGATGATAAAGTGGTAGCCTACGTCCAGCCAGCCTTGCTGCTTATGCCACATACGGATGGTCTCTACCCCGATGTCCATATCTGGCTTGGTAGCCGAACAGTGAACGAAGATAGCGTCAGTCCGGGACCGTGGGTTGAACTGAACCTTACTTACCATTGTACACCACCAGCTCTACTACGACCAGATTCAGATGTGACTGGAAGCGCTGTGCGTCAGTCGTGTGCATCTGGAGCAACTTATGGTTGAAGACGTGAGAGTTGCTAATCTTCACGTACACTTCGTCAGGCTTACCGTGGACGATGAACGTCTGACCTACACCAATCTTGTTGATGGTCAGGACTTCACGTTTAACTGTGACAGGAGGGACACTTGAGGCTGGCAGGACTTGAGGTTTATCCTCTACAATTTCCTCAAGATATTTATTTAAAACCCATGCTCCCCACATTCCGTCAGGCTGCGTGTTAGGACCCGCGCTACCGTGCTTGTAGTCGCCACGCTCGGAGGATTCCACCAGAGTCCTTCCAAGGACTGGTGATGGGTCTTTCGCACATTTTGTGACGATAGTATCTTTAGGCCACCCGTAGGCGCTAACTTTAATTTTATATTTCTGAGTCATCACTTAACTCCTTTCTTCTTGGGGATGAGGATACCTGAAGGCAGACGTACAGTCGCCTCACGCAGCCACTCAACCGGGATAAACTTATCGGCATACTTATAGCCGTTCTTTTCGCACCATGCGCCATACGTGGTCGGAGACCCTTTGTATAACTTGGAGCGGGAACTTGAGAACACGAACCGGATGTCTAACTCTGGGTGCTGTTCTCGTACCAGAAGGTGCTTCTTACGGTCATCACTATCGAAGATACCTTTGGTCTCCACGATGATACCGTTAGGAAGGATAAAGTCTGGTGTATACTTGTGGTCGGAAGCCGGAATCACATAGTTGATATAATGGCTTTCGTACTCCGCTTTGACGCCGTTCTGTTCCAGCCACTGCTGGTTCTTGGCTTCAAGTCCAGAGCGGTAGGCACCCACAGAGTGCCCCCGTTTTGCAGACCATTGGGCCACTAGAAGTCGTAATCGCCACCAGAGTTAGAGTCGTCACCACCTTCGGAACCATCGTCACTGAAGTCATCAGACCCGAAGTCACCATCGGTTGACGCTTTGTAGCCAGTGCCAAGGTCTTCATCACCACCCCAGCCACCATCTCCACCAGCACCATCACCTTTCCATTCCTTCAGTTCTACCAGAAGGCAGGACTCAAGCTGGAGCTTAACGCTTGCACCAGTCGCAGCGTTCCACTTGAACGGCAGGACTTTAAACTTGACCTTCAGTTTGGAGCCAGCGCCAATATTCGGGACGTCACGGATTAACTTAGCATCGGTGTCGTAGAACCGTAATACGATAGGCTCTGACTTGCCATCCTTCAGGTAAGACGCGAAGCATTTAAACTTCAGGGTAACAGTACCATCACCATTCTCAATCCACGGCATGTCGCCTTCTCGTGGTTCAATAGGCTTCTTGCCACGCTGAACCTGAGGTGGGTTCTTCTCGTGGTCTGCGAGTGCTTTCGCATACGCATCGTCGTGAATCTTCTGTAAGACATCAATCATCTTACGGACCTTCGGGTTGCTCAGGTCGAATGTCAGGTTAACCTTATGCTCACCACGCTCATTAAACTTGGTGTCTGCTTTGTTCAGCCATGCGTAAGGCTCAACGATACCAGCTACCGGAGTGGTGAAAGTCTTCAGTTGCTCTTTAGCCATTGGTGTAAATCTCCTAATTTAAAGTTACGAACTGGACGTCTGTCCTACAGTGATAGTTTAGGTCTCAGGACGAATCCGTCCGACCACAAACCCAGCGTCCTCATACTCTTGGGACTTCAGGGTAGCCTCTTCAAGAGACTTTGCGTACACCGGAACCTCGAAGGCCTGAACGCGACCCTCAAGCTCCACGATGTATTTCTTTTCCTCAAGGCTCATAGTCCTTTCTCCTTCCACATATGGTACATGGACAGGTAGTCCACATTCCCGGTTGAGACCCACTGCCTAAAGCACCAGCTACTTGGAGTCATAGCACTTATCTTTATGCAGGTCGAACAGCTCCTGATAGAAGGCTGCTTTGTTCAGGTCCTTCTCCATAGTAGCCAGCTCTGACTTCTTACCAGCTCGGAGTCGATACTTCAGGACGTTACCCATGCAGAAACCACGGAACTCACTGACAGTCATGGACCGGGCGATAATCTCAATGGATTCCACGCCGTCAAAGACCTGATAGTGGGACGGCTTGTATACACCGTCGTCACGGACTTCTGGTTTGTCCTGAACAGTATTGGTGATAATTAGTGCGGCTTTACCGTGTCTAACTGGATCAATAAACCCCGGCCATTCCACCTCTACTGAGTCCCCTGAGTTACATACGCTAAGAACCTTACCATCGACGCGGCCAATAAATTGACTATGCGTCCCAGCGTAGCGCACAACATCCCCTACCTTAATCATTGAATACCTCCTTCACGAACTCAACGAACAGACGAACGCGAGGCCACTTAGTGTAGACCACAGGTACGCTGGTCTCTTTCTTCTGGCGAGCCTCTTCAGCTTTTCCCGGAGTAATCAAGGCGAAGACTGTAGGCGATAACTTAACGGCCTTCCCGAAGTAGCCCAGCTTCTCGTTGCGCTTAATACATGCGAACGGGTTGTTGGACAGATGGAAGGTATTGGAATAACGGTTGAACATTAAGTTCTTAAACATGGTCGGCCTCCTTAGGTCGAAGTTATGGTTGTCCTATAGTGATAGCTTAGGGTCAGGCTGGTTCCCCAAACGCAAAGAAACCCAGCATTCCGAAGACCACTGGGTTGACGTTTAGTTAACTCTTAACGGTTGGATTGTCTTCCGTTCCACGCCAGCACTTGAAGCTAGGGTGACGAAGGGAGCCATCAGGGAAGCGCTCCATGAATAGGACCTCACACTGCCATCCTTCATAGGCGTGGTTGTCACCGTTTAGCTCCTGAGTCTTAACAGCTAGTGTAAACTCGTCCTTCTGTTCTTCAGTCAGACCGCAGGCGTTAACCACCATGCCATCCTCAAGCAGCACCTCAAAGCCAATCACCTTACCTTCGTTAGCCTTACCCGGGGTCCCCCACACGAGGCCACACACGGTCCCGTCGATGGTCTCCTCAGGCTTCATTTTCCACATGCCAGACTTCTTGCCACGCTTGTACTTACCCAGCGGGTCCTTGACTACCAGACCCTCATGTCCTTCCAGACGCTTCTCTTCGTATAGGGAGTTGAGCGACTCAAGGTCATAGACCGTGTGTGACTCAGACAGAACCCAGTCGATTTCAGGGAAGTATTTCTGGAGGAGAGGGACGATAGCTTCGGCCTTCAGGCGTGTTACGCTATGGATAGGACCTTCTGCTTTCGGGTCGGTGATGACGTTAAGGTCGATGACTCCGTATACGACCACTTTGATGAACCTCTCGTCCAGACAGAATTGTAGCTTCTCTTTCTTCCAGTCCTTACCCCAGTGCTCACCAGTTGAAAACTCAAAGTTCTTTTGCTTTACCCACTTCGTTCGGATGAGACCTGAAGACGTATTGAAGTCCACTCCTTTTACCATGACCTCACCGTCAATCATCAGGCCAGTGCCTTCGTAGCCAGCCTGCTTCAGGAACCATCGCCAGTCACTAGCCCTCTGTTGGTCTTCCACGATGTTGTCGATGTTGGTCAGGACTGATAGCCACTCAAGGGCTGGAAGAGGCTTGGACTCACGGCTCAGCCATTGGGTCTCACCTGTAGGGAAGACCGGGATGTTTATACGCACACCGTCATACTTCACTTCAGCTTCCAGCGACCCGGCAGCTTCCAGCGCTTTCTTAACGCCGGACTCAGAGTAATCTACAGCGCGGTGCGGGTTAGTCTTGAGAGTAGTAGTCATTATTTCCAGCTCCTATAGTCATGCAGTTGCCGCAAGCACCATTGCTCACAGCTAAAGATTTCATCTTCGGTAAATTCGCGGGAGACCAGAATCCTCCAACCGTCTGCTTCAATGATGTGGACCAGCGTTGTGCGTGAGCGCGGCAGTTCATCCATTCGGACCTCAAGTCCCGCCTCACTCATCTCGCGGTGAGTCCGTCCTAACGCTGACCACTGGCTCGGGGATGCATCAAATAACCAACGTTTACTCATGGCTTACACTCCTACGAAGTATTTCTCTTGGTTGACCAGAGAGTCTTTACCCTCAGCGTTTCGGAAAGCGCCCTTGATACCGCCACCACGTTTAGTTTTGTTCAGCTTGCGGCCCTTAGGAATGTAACCTTCAGTCTGCTGACGTTCACGGATGCGCTCGAAGTTGATAGTGTTCTGGTACATGTTGTTAAATCTCCAGTAGTTTACGTTATGTTAGGGTTAATCATGAAGGCCACGACTTTGAGTCATGACCTTGAGTCTAATCCTATAGTGATAGTTTAGGGCATGAATCGTGGCATGTTGCGGAAGGCTTGGACTATACGTTCCTTCTCAGCCTCCTTACCATATACTTCCATCATCTCGTAGTCGTATTGGATGCTTCCATCAATGTCGCTCAGTCGGTACTCGAAGTCCTTAGACGACCCGTCTGTGTGATACTGGTGGATGGTAAGCGTCCGGTCGTCACGCTTAGTCACCTCGAAGTAGTGGACCACCTTCCCACACTTGCCAAGACCTATCTTGAACTCAGTGGGCTGATACTTACCGTCGAACAGTGCCTTGAAATTGATGCCTACCATACGCTTTACAGTTACAGCCGCTGGTGGCGTTAAGCGCTTACGCTCTGATTCAGCGAGCTTATCCTTCAGTCGCTCATTGTCCTTGTCCAGGACAGTTACCTCTCGCTCCAAGTATGTCACCTTCATGCTCAACTCTTTGATTTGTGCTTTAAGTTTTGACTTACCGAACATAGTGTTAACCTCTTCTGCGTTGGATTAGAGTGAATATTGCTAGTGCTCCCAGCCACAATGCCAGTAACTGCAGGTCTGTCATTTGGTTGCCGCCTCTTTAAGGACTTGCTCGTGCGTCTGCTCCACCTGCTTAACAAGCCACTTGAACTGGACGTTAAGCTGCTTTGACATCTCGGTAGGGATGACAGTGGTCTTCACCAGACCCTTTCCGTTGTGCTCTGTTACGGTCACGATTTGAGTCCCACCCTTAACGCCAGTCTGCTTGTGTGCAAATTTCATAACTCTCTCCTGTTAAGCGAATGCAAAGTCTGAAGACAAGATGTCTTCGATATTCAGTTTACCTTTCTTCGGAAGCTCAGGCAACTTGTCACGCTGGCTCTCATGAAGCTGGTATTCGAACTGCTCGTAGAAGTCAAGCAGCACATCGTTGTCGCGGTAGGTCTCGACCATCGTCTCACGGACACCACGGAACAGATACTCAGCGTCAGCCGGGATGGTCCCGAAGCTATCGTGAATCACTGCGAATGACATCACGCCATACTTGCGGTGAGTGTGGACTACAGTCTTGCGGAGGTGGCTGCCATCTTGTGAGTGGACGAAGTTCGGGCTAATGCCTGACTCCTGCTTGTGCTTGTCCAGCTCTTTCTTCGTACCTCTGTTGACGGTAGGCTGAAGATTGAATGACCCTAAGAACATCAGGTTCAGACGAGTGGTATCCTTCTTGCGGTATTCCTGCCAGACCGGGAAACCATCAGGTGTTACCCAGTGTACCGGAAGGCATGGCTTCAGGATTTCGCCAGTCTTCTTGTCCTTCACTTCAGCAGCCAGCAGCTTGGCAGCACCTTGAAGCCACTTCATCGCGTCAACCGCAGCGACTACGGTCACACTCACAGCTTCCCAAATCATCTTAGCCATGAAGCGAGACGCTTGGCTTGGTTCAGTGAACATAGCGCCAGACCCTGAGTCAATAGCTGGCATCACGATGTCCTCGTACACTTGGTCTGCGAATCCGTACTCTTTCGACCCGTAGGCCAGAGTCATGACCGAACGCTTAGTGACCTTGCGTGACATACCGTAGGTCAGCCACTGACGGGCCAGCTCTCGTGTCCCCAGCTTGAGACGCTCGGTAATCTCACCAGTTTTCTTGTCCTCGTGAGTCACCATCTCGTTGTCCGTACCGTTAACCAGCAGGACTTTGAGTTCTTCCTCAATGCGGTCAGACACGATTCGATAGATGTCTTGGACCTTACCGGATGGCGTTAGGTTTACTGCATGTCCACCGATGTGGTCTCGAAGCATCGCGCTGAAGTGCTGAATCCCAGAGCAGGACCCATCGAACGCTATCGGTAGCGAGCAGGAGTAAGACAGGCCGTGGTGCATTACGCCAGCATACTCGAAGCAGAACGCAAGGAAGCAGAACGGAGAGTCTAACCTGCCCCACCACTCAATGCTATCCATCGGTGCTTTGGCAGCAGCCATGATGTTGTCGTGGTTATCTTCCACCCACTTGATGCGCTCCTCGAAGGTTACTTTATCGACACCCGCACAGTTTGCACCGTGGACCTTCAGCCATTTGAAACCATCAGCACCAATAGGCTTACCGACTGCCAGAGTCAGAAGACCTTTCTGCATGTCGTTACCCTGAGGGTTGAACATCGGCACAGCGTAGACGCGACCGCGCCAGTCCATGTTGTACGGGAACCAGATGGCCTTGAACTGAGAGAACTTGTTCGCTTGGCTGACGATAAAACTCAGCGACAATCTGCGTGACTGTCGGGCCTTCTCGCGACGATAGATACCGGCAGCAGCTTTCTTCCATGCCTTGAGTTCTTCTTCAGTCTCACCCGCATAGTCCTCAGGCTTCAGTGGCTCCATTTGAGGGATGTCATCAATAGGCGTATTGTTCAGCTTCTCGACCATGTTCACCACGTCCAGCACCTTCTTGTTCACTTTCCAAGGCGTATTCTGGATGATGTTAACAGCGTCATATACTTCAGGCATGTACACGTCTTCGTAACGTGCCACCGCAGACTTAGACCCTAAGCGAATCAGTGGCAATGGTCTGCGACCTTTGGCCCAATACCCACCGCCCACGACTCCAGTCCACGGCTTAGGTGGAACTACGCAAGGTTGATAGACTGGCGCGATACCCGCAAGGCTGAAGCCACGTTGGGCCATCTTCTTGACCCAGAAGTCTGACAGGTGGACCATCTCAACGTCAGCCGCAGCATTGCCAGCACCGTAACGCTTAAGCTCGACCAGCTGTGTAGACTGGATGACAATCTCAAGCATCTTGATGCCAACGTGGACCGCCTCGGTCGGACTCCAAGTCCCCCACGCATCTTCCAGTTGGCCTTGCTCCAGCATGGAGGTCTCGACCGCTTGCATGTAGGCTTTCTTGTAGGATACCCCCGCTCGCTTGTTCAGGTTCTCAGCTATCGCCTTCTTGAAGTGCTCCTGCTCCTTGTCTCGAATTCGACCGAAACGGATTTCATCTTCAAGTGTGCGACCTATCGCGGAGGCCATAGGTGTAATCGGTATCCCTTCAGGCTTGACCAGCTTGGAGAGAATGACCTTCAGTATGATAACCGCAGCAGACTCACAGGAGATGCGCAGAGAGCGGTCCTTGACGGCCTTCTCTTCAGTGCTCAGCATGGTGAACGCTACGCTCGGACGAGAGGTTGACAGCTTCCCGTCTGGACCTTCATGCCACTCCTTGACGGCTTGCGCAATCTTAGGGACCAGAGTCTGCATCAAAGGCTTGGCGACCTGATTGTCTGCCAGTTCCCCGCGATCAGTCTGGCGCTCAAGGTTCTTGATGAAACGTCGCTCGCCTTCAGTGTATGCCTCGTGCTCAAGCTGAAGCTGTTTGACTGCAAGGTCTTGCCCGTAGTGGTCAGCCAGCAGGTTAAACGGCTCAATGGCGTTCGACACATCAGAGAAGTCGTGCTTGTCAATAGAGATGACGCTCATACTTAAAGTCCTTGTTATTAGTCTTTCACTTTAAAGTCTCTTTGGTCTTTCACTTGGAGTCTTAGACCTTGAGTCCTATAGTGATAGTTAAGTCAGAATTACTTGCATATCAATGGGTTAGCGTGGAGATGACTGAAGTCACCATGAGTCGTGTGCTTGATGGTTGACCGTTGGTCTATCGCCTTCCAGCCTGAGACCAGAAGTCTACCATCGTCGGTGATTGGTCGTCCCCCATACACCAGACACATCAGCTCGGACTTATGGCCCTCAGCTATCATGCGGCGCTGTAAGAACATATCACGATTGGCTTGCTCCATGCGGCTACGGCTAGATGATTTGTGAGTGTATACGGTTTTCATTACAGTTTGCTCCCAAGAGTTGCTATATCCCAGACGTTCGCTAAGTTGCGCATGAATCGTCCGTTAGGTTGACGTACAGTCCAGCGACCCAGACGTACATAGTTGAATTTATAGACTTTACGCGCCTTGTTGATGTCACTCACCAGTACGTAGATGATAAGTCCATAGCCTATGGCTATCAATAGTGCAGATATCATAGCGATTTCCGTTTAATACAGTCGTATATCCCATAACCTATCATCCAGATGACCGGAGACAGACATACCCAATGTCCAATACTCATAGTTTATCCCACCAATCCAAACCATATCAAGATGCCCCGCACGACCCCTACCGGAGCGAAGATAATATCCGCTACCATCCAGCCTAGTTGTAATGCGTTCCCATCAGTGAATACCGCAGTCAGCCAAGCCGTAAAGGTTGCGTAAAGTGCTATGCCTGTAAGTTGTTTCATAGTTAACTCCTATCAATGTAAGTGGTAATCTTTGAGGCCATCTATCAGTCGATGACCTCTCGTTTATCACTCAGCGTGCAAACTGTCGTGTATACGCTTGCGGCCCTCATAGACCGCTTTCAAGTGGCGCATGGTCGCATCGTGGTTTAACTGCCCGGTCTTTACCATAAGCCGGGCGTTGGTGACGTGGTGCTGGCAGAGACCATAAGTTACCATCTTGATGACCTCACCTCTTGCAGCTTGGACACAAGGAAGAAGCAGTCCACCAGTATCAACTTGCCGTTCACGGCCCGTACATTGCGTGGGCTTATCTCAAACTGAATGTCTGACCCGAAGTTAGCGCAAGCGTCCAGCGCCATCAGCACAGCCATCAGACCTTCCCGCACAGTCTCAGTCTCAGACCTGTCGTGTGCAGCTTGGAATATCTCGTACCACTTGTGATACAGGTCAGCAGGTCGAGAGAATACCGGAGACCGTGAGAAGCAGTCGCGCAGCACCTGATAGAGTTGCCACTGGTCGTCATCTAAATGCGCCTTGAGACCTCGCGTTGGTGGCATGTAGTCCATCTCATACGTGCCTACCTCAATCATCTTGACTTCAGGGAACAGTGGAGACTCAGGAAACCATCCCCACGCCATACACTCCTTTATCGGGTCAGAAGAGACCAGAATTACACGCTTCCCGCAATCCTTCAGGTAGCACTTAGTGAACGCGCCTTTGCC